GATGATCTTTATGAAATGCCAAAAGAGATATACGATAATAAAACATCTAAAATGCAAAACAAAACCAATGGTCAATTAATTATCAAAGAATATCCTACGGCGTCTGCTCATGCAGGTCATTTTAAATCTTTGTTAGATGAACTTGCCCTAAAGAAAGCATTTAAACCTGATTTAATATTCATTGATTATTTGAATATATGTACTAGTAGTAGATTTAAAGGTGGCAACATTAACTCCTATACTATGGTTAAATCTATCGCTGAAGAATTAAGAGGTCTTGCAGTACAATATAATGTGCCTATTGTATCTGCTACACAAACAACTAGAACTGGTTATCTATCAAGTGACGTAGGACTTGAAGATACTTCAGAATCATTTGGTCTTCCTGCAACTGCTGACTTTATGTTTGCTCTTATTTCAAATGAAGAACTTGAAGAACTTGGTCAAATTAAAGTTAAACAATTAAAGAACAGATACAATGATCCTGCTGTCAATCGTGCATTTATAATTGGTGTAGATAGAAGTAAGATGAGATTGTATGATGTAGAACAATCTGCTCAACAGATTGTAGATAGTAACCAAGAAAGTAAGGAGAAGATTGAACAACCATCTGGACCACAAGAATCCGCTAATGTCTATGATAAGTTTTCAGATTTTAAAATATAATGAAAGATAAAATAATAGAAGAATTAAAAAAAGTTTACGATCCTGAAATGCCATCTATTGATGTATTCAATTTAGGCTTGATTTATGATATTGATATAAAAGAAGAAAATGTTACAATCACCCATACACTAACCTCTATGCTTTGCCCTATGGCAGATCAGATACAAAAAGATATTAAAGAGGCAGTAGAACGTGTAGCAGGTGAAGGTAATGTAAAAGTTATATTGACACATACTCCACCATTTAGTAGAGATATGTTAAGTGAAGAAGCTAAATTAATACTAAACATGTAAGGATAACAATGGCAACAAAAAGAAAAAGAAGACCATCCATCTATTACAAGACAGAAATGGTTAAAAGTAAAGGCGATATTATATGGCGTTGCGTTGAAATGCCTAGTAAACTCGTATTAAAAGAGTCTTTCTTTGAGGAAGATGTTAAGAAGTTAACAAAGTTTCAGAATAGTAATAAGACGTTTGGTATCTTTGGCTTCCCACCTTTCTTTGATTGTAGAAATGATGAAGAAAAAGTTACAGATAAAGGGAAAACAAACTATAATTCGCCAGCAAGAAGCAGAGGCCGTAGATAAATATATGTATGGCAACACTCAATGGTATCAATGTAAAAGACGCTGAATTTACAGTAATGCAAGAAAAGGCTACTGCTTTTATTTGCAAACGATCTTTCGTAGATAATATAAACTTTACATCACCAGAATCAATTATCAAAGATCAAAAAACCGTACAAGGTTTAAAAGAAATATTTGTTAAAGATAGAACACAATTATTCAATTACAAAATTCCCTACACACAAAAGATAGAAGAAAACTGGTTCAAAACATTTTACAAACAAAATGAAAGAATATTAAAAGAGTTTTCTAACACAAAATTTACTGTTTTTGATAGGGACGATAAAGATGGTTTTATGATGTGGTTTATGAAAACTATAAGAAGTTACTTTGGCATATCAAATAAAGACTCATACAATCCTGCTGACATATGGTTAATTGATAGACGACAAGTCAATAGAGAAGTTATACTAAAAGAACTAGAAGGTCCTAAAGGTACACAAACTATAGAAGAACTTAATCAGGTAATGAGAAAATTGTATAAAGATAGAAAAGTTGTAGGCCTATCACTCAAACTTATATCAGGTGCTCAAGCAAGATACCAAGAAGTAAATTTAGATGATAAGTTTTTCAAAGCAGTAGAAAATAAAAAAGGCGAGTTTGATTATAAACTATATAAAGTCAAGTTTGATCTATCAACATACGGCAAAGGTAAGTCAGGTGGTTTTACAACACAAGACGCAGTACTAACACTAGGTATCAATAGCCAAGAAGTTGCAAAGTTTCAAGTTAAAGGTAATACATCATCAAGGTTAGCTAATTTAAAGATAGAGGGTACTGGTAGAGGTGACGCTGCTAGACTAGGTAAAGCACCTCTAGCATTAGTAACTAAATTAACTGCTGGTAAACCATACAAATCAAAATTTATGAATGACGCAAAGAATGAACCAAAGAATAGAAAAGAATTTGATAAAGTAGAAAAAGAATTTGATAAAATGTATGGTGAGTTAGTTAATAATATGAAACAAAAAGGTATACCTATAGAAACAAATATTATGCCTAAAGATTTTGTGAACAATATGAGGGTAGCGTTTGATGGTAAAACACCATGGATTGCTAACAATAAATTATTACAGTTGAGATTTTTACACATGGTTTCTAAATTTAAAAAAGATGAAATCCATGAGTATATGACCGATCTAATCTTCTTATGCCAGAAGATAGGTCGTAGTGTTTTTCCTTTTGGACCGTTCGGCAAACTTTATTAGTATAAATAGTCTAGTAACTAGTGATTTATTAATGGGATAAGTGTAATTTTTCGCTTGACAAGAGCGTAATTTTTTGATATAATGGGTATAGTGGGAGAAAAATGTATAGTTTTAAACAGTATTTAAATGAGGCAAAAAACACTCATTTAGAACATTTAGAAGACGAAATTATTAATAACGGATACCAGGGTGGTGTCAACGCTGTAGAGTTTCTTAAATCTATAAGAAACATGCTTGTTGGATCATCACGTAGAAAATTAAACGTATCTGTTAAATGGGATGGTGCACCAGCAGTTTTCTGTGGTATCAATCCTGAAAACGGCAGATTTTTTGTAGGATCAAAATCTGTATTTAACGTAACTCCTAAAATCAATTACACACAATCAGACATTAGAAAAAATCACGCAGGTGGTTTAGTAGATAAACTATCCGCATGTTTAAAAGAATTACCAAAACTTGGTATACGTGGTGTTGTACAAGGCGACTTGTTATTTACACCAGGAGACTTGAAGTCGGTATCTATAAGAGGTGAGGATGCTATTGCGTTTACACCTAATACTATAACTTATGCCGTACCAGAAAATACTGATCTTGCTAAAAAAATTAGAAGAGCTAAATTAGGTATCATCTTTCACACTAGTTACACAGGAAAAAAGATGGCTAATCTGAAAGCAAGCTTTGGCGTCAATGTAAATCGTTTTGCAAAGACGCCAGCAGTATTTTTTGATGACGCAAGTTATAAAGACTCGTCTGGTGTTGCTACATTTACAACAACAGAAAGCGCTCAATATGATAGTATGTTGAGAATGGCAATGGGATCAATATCAAAAGGTAAAAAAGTTTTAGAATTATTAAAAAGACAAAATAATATGTTGTCAGTAGGTATGAGATTAAAAATATTTTTTAATACACAAATAAGAGCAGGACAGACTATACAGAATGTCAGAAAATTGCAATCAGAATTTAGAACATATTATGCTAAAGTATTAGATGACGAGGCGTCAAAGAAAAAAACTGCTAATGCTAAAAACAAATATGAACAAATAAGAAAAGAAGGTTTAAGATTTATTGATAACAACGAAAATGATATTTACTTTGCAATTGCTAGTTACATAACTTTACAAAAAGTAAAAAACTTTCTAGTTAATAAAATGAATCAGATTAAATCAATGGGAACGTTTCTACAAAAAGATAATGGTTTCGTAGTAACTAATCCTGAAGGCTACGTTGCTGTAGATAGAATGGGCAACGCAGTAAAACTAGTAGATAGATTAGAGTTTAGTACTGCTAACTTTACACTTGCTAAGAACTGGATAAAAGGATGAAAAGTTTTAGAGATTTTATATTTGAGGCAATGGGTCGTAAAAGAATTATTATGTTAGGTGGGCCTGGTTCAGGTAAATCAACCTATACAGAATACCTTGTTAAAGAATATGATATTACTCACATTTACCCAGGTGACATGTTGAGAAAAGAAGTAGAAAAAGGATCAGAAATAGGTAAGATTGCAAAAAGTATTATAGATAGAGGAGAGTTTGTTCCTAACGATATAGTATTAGAGTTGATTAAAAACAAAGTAGAGCAATCACCTAAAGGTTATGTATTAGATGGTTGGCCTAGATATATGCAACAAGTTGAAGACATGGAAAAGAACGAAATAGGTTATGATTATGCAGTATTTTTAGATGTGAGTAGAGAAGAAGTATTGCGTAGATTACTTGCAAGAGGTAGAGCAGATGATACGGAAGAAATTATAGGCAACAGAATAGAACTATACAAAAAAGAAACAGGTCCTGTTGTAGAATACTTTAGAAAAAAAGATAACTTTATTAACATAAGTGCTGAGGGTGGTACACCTGAAGACACAGCAAAAGAAATTATAAGAAAGATAGAAGATGGCGGTCAATAGTTTTATACAACATTTATCTGAAGGCATTTATGACCCAGGTATATTTAAAGCGTTCTTTTTAGCAGGTGGTCCTGGTTCTGGTAAGACGTTTGTAACTCAATCAGCATTTTCAGGTACAGGTTTAAAAGTTGTAAATTCAGATACTACATTTGAAAGAAACTTAAAGAAAGCAAATCTATCTTTAAATATGCCAGATGAAGAACAATACTTTAGAAACCTAATTAGAAGTCGTGCAAAACAAACTGCTATCTCCCAATTAGATAAATATGTAGAAGGCAGACTTGGTTTAGTAATTGACAGTACAGGTAGAGATTATGATGTTATTAGTAGAAACCATAACATGTTACAACAAATGGGTTATGATAGTTATATGATATTTGTTAATACAAGTTTAGAAGTTGCAATAGCAAGAAACGCTAGACGTGAAAGAACTATCCCACAGTATATTACAAAGACTAGTTGGGAAGGTGTACAAAATAATATTGGTAAGTTTCAAAGACTATTTGGTATGAATAAGTTTCTTATTGTAGATAATAATAAATCCGATTTAGAGTTAGTCACTCTTACAATGAACAGAATTGGCAAACTAGTACGAAGATATATTACATCACCAGTACAAAATTATAAGGCCAAACAATGGATGAAAAAAGAATTAGAGGCTCGTAAAAGATGAAGTTTAAAGATTTTACAGACATAGAAAATTTAAGACACGCAAAGGTAGAAGAAAAACCTATTAAGAATTACACAGGTAACATAGACGAATTGTCTTGTTCTAAACCTAGCACTAATACATCTACAGCAACAAAGGCTGAGATGACAGCAATGCAAGGTATGTTCAAACAAAGAAATGAAGCGATTGAACAATCAGTAAAAAACCACGATCCTAAATCAGAATATGCAATAGAAAAATATCTAAAAGAAAACAATTTAGATATAGATAATAACAATACAGATAAGATCGCTGAAACAGGTGCGGCTATTGCTAGAAAATTTAAGAATAAGTTTGAAAGAGCAAGACCATATCATCTTGCAGACTCAATGAAATTAGATTTTAATAGTATGCCACTTGTTAGTGATAGTATGAAGACGCCAGCATACCCTAGTGGTCACAGTTTACAAAGTAGATTGATTGGTGAATACTATGCAGAAAAGTATCCTGAACATAGAGAAGGCTTGATTGACGCTGCTGATGAATGTGGTATGGGAAGAGTATATGCAGGTTGGCATTATCCTTCAGATCACAAGGCAGGTGTTAAGATGGCACAAGAAATCTATCCTAAAATTAATTTAAACAGAAAGTCTTTTAGTGAGAGTATTATAGACATACCTAGAAAGACATATGCACCAGGCGTATTTACAAAAGCAGATACTCCTAATCCAGAATTAAAACCATCAGTTAAGAAAATGGTGCTTGATGGTATAAAGACATTTGAAAAATTTGGTAAAGTAGTTAAGTATACCTTAATAGGTTCAATACTTACAAAACAATATAGGGCCGATGCCGACCTAGATATTAATATCTTATTTGATATACCTGGTTCAGAAGCAGAACAAGAAAAGGTACATGATGAGATTAGAGAATATCAAGGACAGATAAATGGTAAAAATATACCAGGCACAGAGCATCCTATCAACTACTTTTCCATAATTAATCCTGTAACATTTAATAAGGCAAGGGACATGGCTGATGGTACTTTTGATATAGACACTAACAAGTGGATCAGAAAACCAGAACCAGGCACCTTTGAACCTGAAAAATACGTTACGGATTTTCAGAAGCGTGTTTCTGAAATAGATGTTGTTAAAGGTGAACTCGTAAGGGACATGATTGATTATGAGGAACTAAAAGACCTGACAAGCTCCGACATTGATAACTTGTCAAGTTTAGTTTCTAAAAAGCTAGATGAAATTAAAGATTCTATTAACACTCTAATTGATATTGGTGACAAGACTATTAACGACCGAAAGGACGCTTTTAGTAAAGATATGTCGCCAGACGAGATTAGAAAGTTTGGTGTGAAAAACCGACTTCCGAAAAATGTGATTTATAAAATGTTAGAAAAGTATCATTATCTCAAATTTTTCAAAAAGTTGAACGAGATTATGGAAGATGGTAAGATTACACCAGCTGAACTAAAATCATTATCTAATATAAAAGAGGCCAAAGGTAGATCAATAGCATTTACCTTTGGCCGTTTTAACCCACCTACAATAGGACACGAAAAACTTATTAACAAAGTGGCACAACAAAGAACAGATGACTACAGAATTTATTTAAGTAAATCTGAAGACACATCTAAAAACCCATTGAATGCTAGAGTTAAATTAGCAACAATGAAACAAATGTTTCCTAGACATAATAGAAACATACTACTTAACCAATCAAACATGATATTGGATATTGTAACTGATTTATATAAAAAAGGTTACTCAAACATAACGATGGTTGCAGGTAGTGATAGAGTAAGAGAATTTGATACTATCTTAAAAAAATATAACGGCGTTAAGAGCCGTCATGGTCTATATGACTTTGATAGTATATCTGTAGCTTCAGCAGGAGAAAGAGATCCTGACGCTGAAGGTGCTACAGGAATGAGTGCTAGTAAAATGAGATCGGCTGCAAAATCAAAAGACTTTGCAACTTTTAAAAAAGGACTGCCGTCTGGTTTTGCTAACTCAAAAAATGCACAAGACCTATTCAGAAATGTAAGAAAAGGAATGATGTTAGCGGCTTCGTTTGACGCTGATAGTGCATTTAGATTTAAACCATTTATAACTGCCTCAACAAAAGAGGAGTTAGATAAGATGACATTAAGGGACAAATATATTTCAGAGCATTTATATGACGTAGGAGATATAGTTGATGATATGGAGAGTAATGTAACTGGTGTCATTGTAAGAAGAGGAACAAACTATGTTACCTTGGAAGACGAGGAGATGAGCCTACACAAATGTTGGCTATATAATATTATGGAAACTCCTGTCTATTCAGTTAAACTAGAAGAACGATCAATGAACTTAAAAGAGAAAAGAAAATTAGCGTATGATAAAGAAACAGATCAACCTAAAAAATATGTCGCAGGTCTATCAGACAAAGAGAAAAAATCACACGATAAACACCTAGAAAAACAAGGTAATAAATCAGATAGTGATAAGTCTGCTTATAAACAATCGCCTGCTGACAAAGTAGCAAAAACAAAACCTAGTAAACATACAAAACGTTTCAAACAAATGTATGGAGAATTGAAGACAAAATCAGAAAGAGAACCTGAAGTAAGAGGTGCAGAATTTAATACTGATGGTATACCAGAAGCCTATGAAATAGGGCATGATTGGGCAAAATATACATCTTCAATAACACCAGGGGAAAAACACTACAATCCTAAGTATCAAGGTGGTTCTTATAGTCCAAGTAAACATAGTGATAATTTAATTAATGTTAACGCAAGTAAGGACATAAGCATGACAGACAATAAAAAAGTTGAGCTAAAAGATATAGAAGAATGGGCAAGTAAAGAAGAAACGATTAATAAATATAAGGAAAGATATGGGGAAGAGTGGCAATCTAAAATTGAAGAAACATACAATAAAATGTTCAATAAAGTGATTGACACCAATAGTAATATGCAAGAAGGAAGAATGAAAGATATCGCAATAGACCTTAAATCTAAGGACGAAGGCGGTTTAGATCCAGAGGAGTTTCAAAGAAAGTACAATAAATCTAAAGCAGAAATGAGAAAAGATTTAGGTGCTACTGAAGGCTTTAAGTTAACGTTTAAAGACTTTATGAAAGAAGAAGCAGATGAGTGGGGAATCTTCCCATCACAAATTACAGAAGCAGAACATCAAGGTAAACAAGTTACTTTGAACAAACCTGTTAGAGGTGGTTCTAAAAAGTTTTACGTTTATACAAAGGGCCCTAATGACAACATAGTCAAAGTATCATTTGGTGATCCTAATATGGAAATTAAAGCAGACAATCCTGCAAGAAGAAGAAGCTTTAGAGCAAGACATAATTGCGATAATCCAGGACCTAAATGGAAAGCAAGATATTGGAGTTGTAAAAAATGGTAACAAGATATAGAAGTGGTTGGGATTACGAATCCCTAAATGAGTTTACAACTGTTTACGTTGTTAGATGGAGAGGTAAAGATGGCAAAAGATATGCGTCACCTTTTAAAACAAAAGACTCTGCTGACAACAAAGCAAAAGAATACAAATCACAAGGTAACAAAGAAGTATCTGTTACACAAGATACATTAAGAGGTAACATCAAGTTTAAATCTGACAACAGTCCTGATATAAAAGGAATGCAGAAAGAAGATGTAGGTGATTATTTAAGAAGTAAAATGAACCCTACACAAATTGCAAATATTAAAAAAGTATGGCAAGGTAAAAAGGCTTCTGATATTACACCTGCAATTAGAAAGATGATAAAGGATTTAGATATACCAACTCAATTGGCAATCAAACATGCTAACGTACCTCATCTTGCAAAACTAATTGAGGATGCTTCTAAAGACGCTGAGAACATGGCAAAATTAAGAACACGTCAAATGGCGTTACAAACTAAACTAAAAGATTTAGATCCAGGTGAATCTAAAGACAAGACACCCATGGCTATAACTAAAAATGATATAGAAAATATACAAATGAAAATGGATCAAATCAGAGGTAAAACAAAAAAAGAACAAGTACACCCAGCAAAATCTCTTATTGAAGCGATTACTGCTGTAAAAAACAAAGCAGAAAAAACAGGTATGCCTTATTCAATACTAAAGAAAGTATATGATAGAGGAATGGCTGCATGGAAAGGTGGTCATAGACCTGGTACTACACCACAACAATGGGCTATGGCAAGAGTTAACAGTTTCGTAACTAAATCATCTGGTACTTGGGGTAAAGCAGATAAAGATTTAGCACAAAAAGTAAGGAGCAAAAAGTAATGAACAAAAAATATTTTGATACAAGAAAAGACAGCTTAGAGGATAAGATTAATACAATTGCTTCTGAACAAGTTGCAGTTTCAAAACCAGTATCAGACGTAAAATTATCAGTAGAAAAAAAATACCTTGAAAGTAAACAAGGATCACTAGAAGAAATCGCAAGTAAAGTTGTAAGTGAAGGAATGGATCCAGTTAACAAAGACGCTGTTAAGAAAAAGTTTGATGATAGAAAAGACAAAGACATTGATAACGATGGCGATACAGATTCATCTGATAAGTATCTACATAAAAGAAGAAAAGCAATTTCAAAAGCAACAAGTGAAGAAGTTGAACCTTGTGGGTTAACTGCTGAAGCATGTTGGGATTCTCATAAACAAGTCGGTACTAAAATGAAAGGTGGCAAACAAGTCCCTAACTGTGTACCAAAAAATGAAGCAATAACTCAGGACGATCATGGTGAGAAAATAAACCAAGATAAAAAAGACGCTGCTATGAAGAAGACAGATCAAAAGAAACCATTTAACAAGTTAAGACAAGAAACTAAACTAGTTAGACTTGGAAACAATGGCAAAACAGACACAGGTCAAAAGGCTGCAGTTATAGACCTTGAACCATCAGCAAGACCTATCTAGTTGCGACATTTTGTCAATTGACAAAAGCACTATTATATGATAGTATAATAGTATAAGGAAACACTATGACTAAACCTATCATATATTGCGACATGGATGGAGTGCTTGCAGACTTTAAAACAGGCGCTCAGAAAACTACAGGTATGTCAATCAACAAATGGATGAATATACCATCAAGTAGAGAGAAGTGGTCGCATATCAAAAAGAAAAAAGACTTTTGGTCAACACTACCTTGGATGCCTGGTGGCAGACAACTATGGTCTTACATATCAAAATTTGATCCACATATATTATCAGCATACGTAGAAGAGTCTTATGACCCTAACTGTATACCTGGTAAAACTAAATGGTTAAGTAAAAATGCAGGTATATCTAACAGATCAAAGATAAACCTTGTTAGAAGAAAAGAAAAGAAACTCTTTGCTAAAAAAGGCAATCCGTCTATTCTTATTGACGATTACGAGAAGAACGTAAGAGAGTTTATCAATGCTGGTGGTACTGGCATACATCACACAAACACATCAAAAACTATCGCCCAACTCAAAAGACTAGGCTTTTAATCTTATAAATAGTACTGTTATATAACAATAATTAATTTAAGGAGAGATATATGTCTTTATGGGGAAATGACGTAAAGCCTAAAAATCTTACAACAGCTGAAAAAAAAGAAGTTTTTGCAAACGCTTCAGGTTGGGTAAGAGAAGCGGGCTCAGTATTGTCAGGTAATGACAATACAAGTGCAACACCCGAAGTATTAGTAGCAATCGGAGGATTAGCTACAAATATGGGTGCAGCAAATATTACAAGTATTGATTGGAATACAACTACAGCTGATAAATCAGCAGGTTTTACTCTTTCAGCAACGCTAAGATTTAACGAAGCAGTTGATGTAGTAACAACAGGTGGTACACCTACTTTAGCAGTAACTAACGGAAACGAAGGTACTGGTACAGGTAGAGGTCCACACTCATTATCATATGCTTCAGGAACAGGTACTAACGAATTAGTATTTACATTAGTAATTGGAGCCGCTAACGCAGCTACAAATGCAGATGATGTACTTTCTTTTGGTGCTAATCCATTAGCATTAAATAGTGGTACTATCAAAGATAAAGGTACAACTACTAACGCAACTATCACAAGTGCGGCTGGTATTGGTACAGCGGCTGGTAC